GGTTTATTATCGAAGAATAATTTGAAAGCCCCGGAAAGTAACGAGAAATCGAAACTTTCCGGGGCTTTTTTGACATCATGACATCACAAAACAGACCGTGACATCACCTATTTTCGGCCTAGCCGAGTGACATCAAATCAGAGTCATCGTTGTTAGAAGTGGGGGAGCCGATGGCCTCCAGCTTTGACACAAGCTCCTGCTGCTTGTTGGGGTACAAATGGGCATAGGTTCGCATAACGACGGGAACGGTGTCGCCGATTCGCCTTGCTACCAGAACGACGGAGTAGCCCAGCTCAATGCAGAGGGAAACATGACTGTGTCGCAGGTCATGAACGCGAATATCCGGCAGATAGGTGAGCTGAGTGCAGCGGGTCAGCTCCTTGTTGAGCGCTGTGCACGTCATGTAGAATACGCGGTCGTCCGGGGTCAGCCCGTAGAGCCGGGAACAGTAGGTGCGGAACTCTTCGGCCAACCAATGCGGAATAGGCACATTGCGGTTTCCGCCTTTCTTGCTGTTCTTAGTGGGGCCGAAGATGTCCTGCCCCTTTTTTCTGTGGTAGGTCTTATAGATGCGCAACTGGTCATCATCGGTCAGGTCTTTAGGCAACAGCGCCAGCATCTCGCCCTCGCGGCATCCTGTCCAGAACAGAATATCAAATGCCAGAAGATAGGCCTCGTTGCGGAATTCTTTCCGCAAAAGTTCATACTGGTCTTTCGTGATGATAAGCATTTCCCCGGCGACGGAGGAACCCATGTAGCCAGCGGCATCGCACGGATTGAAACGCAGGCCGTAGAATGTCTGGGCATAATTAAAGAGGGCGGTCAACTGTGCGTGGATGGCGTAGAGATATGTTTCCGAATATGGGAGGCCAGTGGCTTCGCCCATCTCTTTTACTCGCTGTTGCCAATCTCGAATATCAAGAGCGGTGATCTCATTCATTTTCCGGTTTCCGAGAAGCGGAACGATTTTGGTGTCAAAAACATTTCGCTTGGTGTCCATTGTGGTGTCGCGGACATGGTGCTCCCGGTCATTGAAGTACAGCTCCACAAAGCTGGCAAGAGTCATGTCACAGCTCTTGGCTTTTTGCAAATGGAATTCGCGCTCCCACTCTTGCGCTTCACGTTTGGTTTTGAAGCCGCGCTTACGCTTCTGCTTTCGTTTCCCGGTGAAATCAGCGTAGCGAAACTGGCAGTACCATGTGCCTGTTTTTTCGTCCTTATAGCAGGGCATTAGAATATACCTCCTGACGTGTTTAGAAATCCCCGACCATTTTTATAATGGTCGGGGTCTTTTTTTATTGGGGGAGAATAGATTTGAATTGCTCAACATTGTCTGCATTGCTGAGCAAGAAAAGAACATCCAACCCGGTATCGGAACTAATTCGCAACTTTCCAAATTCACAAATAAGACAAGGCATATTGTGTTTATAGCGCCTGTCTGGAGAGCCATCAGAATTTACATTGAGCCATGTGTTGCCGACTACTTTACTATCCGCAGGCAGATGCGCTTCATCGGTGACATAGTTAGTAGAATCAACTTCAAATGACACTTCAGCAATATCGTAGGCACTAATATTTTTGTTGTGAATATAGAATATCTTGTCAGGAAAAATATAGAACGATTCTCGCTGATTTAATGCCACGGAGAATACGGGAACATTTGTCCGAAGATAGTAGGGAAGATTAGGCATTCCGAGTACCTTTTCCTCAGAAATGGTTTTCTCTGCGCCGCCATGCTCTCTTGCGTTACTATTGGTATATGTTTCAGGCACATAGTAAACGGTATCGCAAGCAAATAATTTTCGCCATGCAGTGTACCATTCTTCATAGGCCGCGCGCTGTTCGTCGGTGAAATCATATTCCAACTTTACAGGTGCGACGTAATGAACATAGAAAAATACGGCAAAAGAAAAAATGGTAAGGAAGAATCGTTGGGGAGTGTGAAGAACAATAAAAGCGAGTAAACCAATGGAGCCAATTATGAGAGAGGCTTTACTGAGAAAACGTGTTCGACGAATCTTCTTCATAAGGGCCTTGAAATCAGAATCTTTATAGTTCTCACGGTCAACAGACTGAATAACTTCGGTATCAATATAAGGGGATTCTTTTGCTGTGTTTCGTCGTGCAGATTTATGCAGGGATTCCTCTGTCGAGTAACTCAATCCGGTTCCGGGGATGGACGCTGTTTGTCTGATTTTTCCGTTGGCCGTTTTGGTGATTCGGTATCCCGGAACGCCCCATGAATACCCAATTCCGCTTCCTGAAATATTGATGCGGAAGCCGCCGCCAAGACGAATACTTTTTCTGTATCTGAATCCCATAACCTCACAACCCTTTCTGTTATTTATTCACGGATTTCGGTAGATGGCTGGAATCTGTCTGTAAGCTGTCTTACTCTTTCCAATGGTGCGCTTGCGCCGGGAAGGAGTGATAAGATGCCTGCGTCGGATGAGCGCTCCAGACATGGAAATGTGCTTGATGAAGTTCTTCGGGAAGAAATCAAGGATTTAACCCCGGAACAGGTCAAGCAGGTGCTTGAGTACATCGAAACGCTGAAACAGCAGTAACGAGCACCAATGGCGCGGACAGGCCCTCTTTGGGAGCCTGTCCTTTTGCTATTCGCGCAGGAATTTGACGAAACGGACGTACTCTATTACCTTGCGCATTTCATCATCTGTCAGATCGTGCGTGGAGTCCATGAGCCGCCTCTGCAAAGCGGAAAGATTCGACTCCGGGAAATCTACCTCTCCCCGGAGATAGGCTTCAGACACGCCATAGCGGGCGGCAATAGTGGCGATGTCTGAAGCGGTAGGAACAGATTTTCCCGCTTGCCAGCTTGCCACAAGGGTTCTACTTTTCCCGCATAGGCGCGACATAAAAGCGCCCGATGAACCGTAATGTTCCATCAAATCGACAATGCGTTGGACAGTAATCGTCATCCTTTTTACCAGCTTTCTTTCTGAAATCTTGTGTAATACGCTGAAATCCAACACTTGTTAGATTTGCGGTCTTGTCGTCTAACAGGTGTTGGATTATTATATAATCACAGTCAAACATTTGTTGGACTGCATGAACAACAACGGAGGTCGAAAAAATATGAAAATGGTAACGTACAAAGTACTTAGCAAAGCAATGCGAGAGCTGACAGGGCAAGTCGCAGAGCTGGATGAAGCCATTGAAATCCGCTTGGTGTTTGGCGAAAAAGTTAAAATCACCATTTCGATGGACTGGGCAACAATGGATGCAGCGCGGGCCGCAGAACTCGCTGAGCATCTGGCAAAGGCAGCGGAGCTCGTGAACAATTTCAAGTACGCTGGCTATACGATTGTTAGATAAGGGGGATGGCCATGAAGTATTCAGACATCAACAAGATGTTCACGACAGAGGTGAACAAGTACTTGGCGCAGGGATATCGCTTCAACACCGCAAGCATGAATGGGAGCCAAGGTGAACTGGCCAAGGTCGATTTGACCAACGGAACTGAGATCATCCGCATTGTGGCCCGCACTTTTTCCAAGGAGTGGGATAAGCAGGGCGTTGAGCTGTTCGTTGGCCGCGTAGCCGAGAAAGAGGGCATTCGGCCAGATGTGGCCTATTGCGTCAACACGATTTGGAACGGACGCTTGGAACAAGTCAGCAGCCAGCGGTTCTACGAGGTGAACGGCTACGGAGATCCCGACAAGTTCTATGGGACGGAAGCGGACGCCGAAGCGGTCAGCAAAGTCCGTATGAGCCGCTATGCGCAGAGGCCGAGCCGCAAGGCTGAGGACATGACCAACGCTGAAACCATCAAAATTGCGGTGCGGTTCATTCGCCGGAAGCTTGGCATCAAGAACGTGGACAAGAAGCGCATTGAAGTGTTCCGCACGCCTGACCATCGGCACATCATCAATTATCGCGGCAAAGCATATCAGCTCAACAACAAGGAGGTTTGACTATGTATTGCAACAAGTTTTTCAGAACCGAAGAGGAGGCCAAGGCTTTCAAGAAGTCTCACGGCGGGGCGCTGTACAAGAACATCAAGGGAAGTCACACCCGGCAAGCGTACCGGGTAGAAGCGATGATGGCCGTGCAGGGCGGCTGGCTCCGCAGCACAGAGACGGATACGTACCCGTTCTGCGTTGCATGGAATGGCAAGCCGCTGTCGGCAGGAAAGGAGATTTAAGCCATGAAAGCATTAAAAATTGAGCCGGGAAAGGCCCCGGAACGCATTGACATTGACAACGAACTTGAAGCACTGCAAGACGCTGTGGGCGGCTACATTCAGGTGCTCTACCCGGACCCGCACCGCCCGGTGGGCCTGATCTGCAACGAAGAGGGCAAGTGCATGGGCCTCAAGCCGAACCGAGCCCTGTACAGGGGCGGCAAGCCTTACGACGTCATTGTTGGCACATTCCTCGTGGTTGGAGTCGATGAAGAGGACTTCACGGATCTGCGGGAAGAAGATGCAGCATATTTTGAGAAGCTGTTCCATTCGCCGGAGAAGTTTAAGTACTTCGCAGGGCGGCTGGTCATCTCCAAGGTGGTTTCTGGCGGGGCTTGATGGCCCCGCTTTTCTTAAATATTAAGAAATTATGAAAACCCACTGGGTTTTCTGGGTTACGTTAGGTTATTCTCGGTTCTCTGGGTTTTCTTGGGTTTCTGAAAAAGTGAAGTCTGAACAGTTGAAATTCAAAACAAGAGTGAAATTTGAGGGTCAGAACTCAAATCCTAAGATGCGAACTTGAAATCCTCGTCAAAATTAAAGGATGCAAGAACGTGTAATTTTATCAAATGTTAAGAAACTGTGAAAACCCACTGGGTTATTTTAGGTTTCAGAGAAAACCCAGCAAAACCCAACGAAACCCAGAACGCCCAAGATTAAGAATAAGATTAAGAATAAGATTAGATGACTTCGTCATCATCACGCGCGGGCGCGCGCGTTACATAGCCGACGACGACGAATCCAACTGATGAAGAACGGGGTCGTCCGTGCGGCCAAGCAGGTAGTCAACAGAGCAGGAGAGCGCATCGGCAATCTGAGCAAACGCAAGGTATGAGATTTCTTGCCCCTTAGCCATATGAGACACCGTGTTGATGCCCATACCTAAGCTGGCCAGCAGATCACCGAGCTTTATTCCTTGCTGGCGACTGCGCTCTTTGATGCGTTTTGCAATTTTTTGCGCATCGTACACAAAAACACCTCCTTAAACTGTGCAAAGTAACAAATTCACCGGAAAAAGTGATTTGCGTCTTGAAATTCACCGGATAAAGTGATTATAATATATCCAACAAATGAATGAAACATTTGTTAGATAGAAAGGACAACATCATGAAGAACATCACTTTTACCTACGATAGCTGGATGGATGGTGAGCAGGGCGAAGCCTGCATGACCGTCATGGTCAATGACGAGCGGGCAGAAATGCTTGATGCAGCATTCAACGCCCCGGCAAAGCTCTCCAAGACCAAGGTTCTCATTCTCAAAGATCAGGCAGAGCGTCTGTGCAATGCCTGTGAGTGCATCCGCGGTCGGGTGTACGCCAGCGACAGCATCAAGATGGTTGAAGTCAAGGAGGTCTGAGTTATGAACATGAAGTCTTACATCGCAACTTATTTCCGCCACAACCCCCAGTTCAAGAGCGGCGGTTATGAGACCACCCGCAAGATTACGGCTGCGTCCATTGCGTCCGCTCGCAAGAGAGCGCGTGAGATCACCGAGCACTGCGTTTACGGCAGCATGGAGCTGCTGGATGTTCGAAAGGAGGTTTGAGCCATGACGAATGTTTACATCGACAGCCGCCGGGATGGGTACTCGCCCAGCCAGTGCCACGGCACCATGACGGTGGGGGAGCTGATTGACATCCTGAGCCAGTACGATGAAGACCAGCCCGTCTACATCCGCAACGACAACGGCTACACCTACGGGAGCGTCCAGCTGGACAGCGTTACCGAGGGAGAGGAGGATGAGGACGAATGAGACTTCTTATTGAGTACACCTCGCATGGCCGCGGTCCGGCGGCTCCGCAGACCTACACCACCACGCTGGACATTGTGGACGATGTGGCGGAGCGGCTGTTAAAGGCCAAGACGCCGTACACGTTCCGGGAGCGGAAGTACTGCACGCGGGAAGCTCTGATTCTTGCATTCCTGATTTACGACATCGAGAACCTGCAAGAGCGGAGCTTCGGGGACAACGACCAGATTTTGAGCATCCGGCGGGATGGCCGGAGCTGAGGGAGGGCCACACGATGAAGTTTGTAGCGCCCATGGCTATATGGGAAATCGTTGGCGGCGACCTGCCGCCCATCCGGGTTCGCGCCCGGTCGTTCGATGAAGCGCTTGCAAAGGCAAGGCTTCGCAATTCCGGCTATTGCGCCGGCTGGGTCGTTGAGGAGGACTAAGCGATGGACATCCTGATTAAGCATCAGACCAAGGACGGAGAGATTCATTTCAGCACGGTGGAGTCTTGGAAGCCCACCGAAGACGAAGCGATGATTGAAGCAATCCGGGATTTCAAGAAGACGCACACGGACGCCCGAATTCTTGAAGTCCGAGATGTCACTCTCGGCGCAGACCGCAACTGGAAAGAATAACCCGCCTGATGATGGCCGCTGGTATCGGCCGAAACCATTTTCGTGGCATCACGAGGATGGTCGCGGGAACCAACACCGCAAACCAAGGAAAGGAAGATTCACATGAAGTATGAAATCTACCAGCTGAAAGAGGACACCATGGATCAGGCAAAACTGCGGTTCATGGCGTCCGATCAGGCCGCACAGCTGGGCGGCATCCACCGGGAGAACTACCGTCTGGTGTACGAGGGTAATGTGGAAACCCGAAAGGACGCACAGCAGACGCTTGATGGCCTGTTCCGCAGATTCAACATAGACAGGCCCACAGGCTTCGAGGGCCACAGCTTGAGCGTGTCGGACATCATTTACCTCGCCGATGGGGAATCCTCCGGCTGGTGGTTCTGCGATGCCTACGGTTGGAAGCTGCTGAGCGGAGAGGAATGGGGGCAGACCTGATGCGCCACTACACAAAAGCGGAGTGGCGCAAGATCCCGGAGGCCTACAAGGGCCGCTGGGAGCCGACGCCGCTCAACCTTGAGCGGGTGAAGAGTGGTGAACTTCCGGCAGAGTACATCGGCAAACGGAACACCATCGTCAATGACGAGCATCGCGGCACGGTGCTTATCACCGAGGGCGCGCACTTCGTAATCGACGAATGAGCACAATCGCTCAAAGAGGCAATTTAAGCCGCTTTTTGCATCAAACAGCAAATTCCTTGCGGAAGAATCAAAAACGCAAAATAGAGCCATCTGAGCGGCTCTGAGAACTATTTCCGCTGACTCAGAATGAATTGGAGATAATCTGTAACCTTTTGGCGTTCATCATCTGTCAGATTCATCCGCTGTACGGCGGGGTCAACGGTGCGCCCCATGAGGAAGTCCATGGAGCAGTCGAGGGCATCGGCAATTCTGGCAAGGCTATCTGCCTTGAGCATTTTTCCGGAGCGAAGGTTGTACAGGGTGCCATTGCTTAGGTTGGCGCTGTCCATCACGTCCTTTATCTGAACGTTCCTGCTTTTGCACTGAAGTTTGATTCTGTCTGCAAGAGCAATAGAATCGTACAAATTGGTCTCAGTCATTTTGTGCATCCTCACAAAAACCATCTAGTTATGATTTTTACGATTGAAAATCATAAAGTGATGGTTTATAATACACTTGTACAAAACAAATGTCAGATTGAAAGGGTCAGCGCTTTCCATTCAGCGCGTTCCCCGAAGCCCCTCTGCAAAGGGGCTTCAACGTACCACGCAGTACAAACCATGCAAGTTGATTCCTCCTAATGACAGGCATCGCTGCAAAGCGCAGCGCCGATACTGCAAATCGGCGCTGCGCAGGTAAAGCGATTACTCCCCAAGAGCTTCTGCTTAACAGCTCAAAAACGGGGAACGCGTTGAATGGTGGGTACTGGCTCTTTTAGTCTATCAAAAATCTAACAAGTGTTCAATACATATGTTAGATAAATCTTTGTCGGGAAGGAGAAAAAACATGAAGAAAGTTCCGCTGCCGGAGTGGTGCGTGTCGGTCAAAAAGGCAATGGTCGAGCGCGACGACATGAGCGTCACCGAGCTGGCAAAAGAAATCGGGTACTCCCGCGCACACGTCAGCCAGGTCATCAATGGTACGATGGTGCCGTCTGCGAACATCAAGTCCGCGATTGAGTCCTGCCTGAACCTGCGGGCGTGATTTCTTACATCATAAGTTTACCAGAAAGGAGAGTTGTGCGAAATGGCGGTTGATTGCCAGAATATCTACAAAAACGCGCGGAAATCTGCCGGAATGACGCAGGAAAAAGCCGCACAGCTTTTGAACGTGTCAGTTGATTCTCTGCGGGATTATGAGCAGAGCCAGCGCCCGGTACCCAGCGACGTGGCAAGCGCCATGTGCGATGTGTACCAAGCCCCGTATCTTGCAGTTCAGCATCTGCGCCGGTCCTCAGAGCTGGGCAAGCGGGTGGTTCCGGAGATTCAGTTAAAGGACTTGCCGGAAGCTGTTCTCAGCGTTCTGGCGGCGGTTCAGAGGTTTATCGTAAAGCGCGATGCGATGATAGAGATCGTCGCAGATGGAAAAATCGAAGAGGACGAACAGGCTGAATGGAATGAGATCATGGATCGAATGAACAACCTGTTCGTGGCGATGGCCAATATGCGTTTTTCGAAAGGAGGGCGTCGGACGTGAAAGAATCGTACTTTATCGGCGTGAGCGAAGTGCAGGAAATTGTCGGATGCAGCAAATCCAGAGCCTATCAGTTTATCCAGCAGATGAACAAAGAGCTGGAAGCAAAGGGCCTGCTTACGTTTCCGGGCAGAGTGCCCCGGCGGTATGTGTTCGAGCGGTTCGGCATTACGGAGGTTCAGGATGATGCGAAAGGCAATAATCCCGCTGGTGGCAACAGCGGCGGCGCAACTACTGGTAATCGGAAGCATCGCCGCGGCGTTCGCTTTCCAACCGAAAGAAACGCAGCTCCCGATAGCGATGATTCCTGTGCAAGCTGACATCGAGCAGGGCGAGTGCATCCGGCGAGACCCGGCTCCCTATGAGCCAATTACATACCGTGTGCCGCTGGATGCGGATTTACAGCAGTATACAGCTGAGATGTGCGACTTGTACGAAGTTCCGCTGGAGCTGGCCTACGCCGTCATGCAGGTCGAGAGCGGCTATACGGTGAGCGCTACCAGCTCAACCGGGGATTATGGTCTGATGCAGATCAACAGCATCAATGCCGGATGGCTCAAAGATGAGCTGGGAGTCACGGATCTGCTGGATGCCGGACAGAACATCAAGGCTGGGTGCTACATGCTCGGAAGTTATCTTGCCCTGTACGATGGAGACATCAACCGAACTATGATGGCGTACAACCTTGGGAAGAGCGGGGCAGAAAGGGCTTGGAATGCAGGAACCCGCAGCACTGCCTACACCGACAAGGTGTGGAGCGCAATGGTTAGCCTTTTGGAGGAAGAAAGGGATGTTTCGTAAGGTGATGCAAATGATTCAGGATTACGCGGAGAAGAAGCTGCTGGATGAAGTCTTTGCTACATACCTCGATGTGCAGGATGCCGCAGCTGAGATGGCGCAGGTGCTCCCGTGTCCCCGGTGTGGGAAGCTGACCATGAAGATGCGCTTGCACAGCAACGCTCTTTCCCGTCAGGTTCCGGGCATCACGATTTGTGACCAGTGCGGAACCGAAGAAGCGCTGGATGCAATGGCGGGGAAGCCAAAGGATGCCCATGAATGGGCGCTGGTCAAAACCTACATGAAAGGAGCAAACCTCAAATGAAGCGCAGGGAAAAGAAGCTGAGCGTGATGGATTGGGTACTCGTAGGACTGCTGGACACGCTGGCCGGGGTCGTAGCCGGAGGGCTGATGGCAATATGGCAGTTGCCGAGTGCCTACCGCTGGCGTGGCTACTGGGCAATCGGCGGCGAATGGCTGCTTGTCATCATTGCAATCATCATGGCGGTGCGGCTGACGCACGCATTCCAGATGTTCATGATTTTCGGAGGAAAGAAGCATGGTAAGATGCGCTCGGTGTCACAGGGTCATTACAGATCCGGCGGCAATCGAAGCGGGGTACGGCGCAAAGTGTTACGCCAAGGAGTTCGGCAAGAAGCTGAAATCGCCCGCAAGACCTCGCAAGGGAAAGACCGCTACACAGCCTAATAGCACCGCTGAGCGCCAAATCATCGGCCAACTCACGGTATATG